GCATTTGTGGTATCATCTACATCTGCCATTTTAGAAAATTTATCTTTTAAATCACTTGAGTCTAAACCTAATTCGCTAAAAAATTGCCATGCTGTTTGCCCTTGTGGACCTAATTGTAGTTTGCCATCTGGTAAATCTTCGACTGCTGTTTTCAATGTTTCAATTTCATCATCAGTTAATTTGCCTTGCTCAGTTGCGTCGGCCCATTCTTCAAATGCGTCAATATCTTCTTTGACTTGTTCGTCATCACATTCACATGGGGCTTTGTGACATGTATCACACTCCTCATCTTTTTCTTCTTTTACATAATCTTCAAGATCAACAGTATTTGTTTCACTCATAATTCTATGTAGAAGTGGAAAATATTGTGTTAGTTCTTCTTCAAATTTTGTTTGTGTGAATTTTTGTTTGTATTCTTCCATTGTCACGCTGTCAAGTTCCATCATGGTGCTGGCATCTTGATCAGCTTCAAAAGTCTCCATCCATTTTTCGTAATGGTTTCTTTTTCCCAAACATTCCACTTGCGCCTTCAATTCATTTAGTCGGCCTAAGGCACGTTCTTTGATGCCAGTGGCATCATCGTGTAGCGTTGCGCTGTGGACTTTACGTTGGAATTCGCCTAATTGAGCTATCTGCTCACTCATTTTAATAATTGCTTTGCCTGCTTCATCATGTGGGATTCCACCGTGATCTACGTGCTGTGCCATGGCAAACGCACCGGCTGGGTGAATAAATGGATATTTAAAACGTTCGCCGTCTGCGTTTTGAATAAAAATTGCCTTAATATTTTTACGTTGTGAACGACTGCCCGCATATTCTTCATCTACTGGACGAGCATGTCGTACAATAACTTCTGTGCGTCCTTGAACAGCACGACTGGTTTTTTTAGAACTTTTGCTGTTCCATCTAGATTCGTTCATAGTTGTCATTTCTTGTTCCTTGGGGCCTTGTGTCTGGGCCAAATGTTGAAAATCGTTTTTATCAAGATTTGTTTTGGCAATGTCACGTGTGTCAAAACGTAGCAATCTACGCATGGCAAAAAATCTCATTTCTTTTAAAAAATGGAACCACTGTTGTTTGATTGGATCATCTTGATTTTCAGTAATACCTTGGCTGTAATAAACTTTTAAACTACCTAGGTCGTTTAGACTAATGCTAACACGGCCCATGTTATTGCCTTCGATAACAAAGTCAAAATCAAAGAAACGTGCTTCTGCAGGATCAATAGTCACTGCGCCAGTTTCATCGCCCATTTCTAAATTTGAGAAACGGCTACGAACTTTGTCGAATAAATCTTGGCTAATAATTTGAATAGGTTTCATATCCAGTATTTATATCAATATGTGGATATGTAAATAGGCATGGGCAAGTCATGTTCCTCCAAGCCCTCCTGATCACGCATTTTGTCGTAGATTGCTGGATCCCAATCCTGTAGGGTCATGATCATTCTAATGGCCAAAAGTAAGCTGGAAACCAAATCATCGTGCTGGCCGCCTTTGGCTTTGAATGTCACGCCTTCACCTATGAAGGTTTTTAATTCACTAATTAATGCCTTGCTACGAATTTTAAGTTTTTTAGTTTCAATTAATTGTTTTAACTTGGCACAAGCGGATATTTTACTGCCGTGCGTTGTATTAAATCCTCTTCTAAACTTACGAACATGCCCACGTTTGACTGGCTCGCTCAAAAATAGTCCTGGAAAACTTTCTTCACCCAGCGCTTCTATGGCCATTAGGGCACTTTCCCCTAATGTGTTATTTTCAACACTGTAATAAATGCTGGGGGTTACATTGGCACTCTTACATTTTTCGTCAATATGTAATAGCATGTCGCGCATGATTCTAACCTGTGCTTGAACAGGGGTTAGATTATGATGCCATTCTGCCACTTGATCCATACTGGGTATTTCTATTATTTCAATTGCGCCATAGTCACCACCGGTACCTAAACTGGGATCTAGACTACAGATATAGGTGCTTGACGGATTGATCTTTTTGTACCAACGAGCTTGGCCCATTTTCATTTTAGGCTCTTCACCTTCCAAATTTGACAAACACATTGAGCTGATCAACGTCTCATCAAAGATCAAGAATTTACATTCATGCTCACGTTCGAATCTTTCAGGGCCTAACTGACTACGCATTTCGTCAGCCCATACCTTGTCTCGATCTGGATGTTGATTCCAAATAGCCATATAAGGATAGTAGCCGTTGCGTCCTAATTCTGTGCTATTACCGTATTCATCAATGCGTTTGTTTGCTTCATTCCAAATTTGTGCGAATTGGTCTTCATCACTATTTGGTGTTGATGTAATAATAGCCTTACCACCAGTTGCCAGTGTAGGAGCGATAGAAGTCCAGAATTCGCTGGCAATATTAGGAGCAACATAGGCAAACTCGTCACAGTATAGCAGGGATATAGACATACCACGACCTGTTGTTTCTGTGGTTGTTTGTGCCACAATGCGCGAACCGTTCTCAAATTCAATACTTTGTTTATTGTAACTGGTAACACCAGCACGTATCCAGTCAGGACAAGTTTCATAGGCATAGCGTAGGCGTTGCATAATTTCCTGAGCACCAGAGAACTTGTGAGCACAAATTAAAATAGTGCTATCCGCATTAAACATGGCATACCATAATAGGTAACCCACCGCAGTGGTAGTTTTGCCCATCTGTCGTCCCAGCATGTTTACACTGAAACGATGTGTATGATAACTTTCTAACAGTTCGTCTTGATATTCAAAGGCATCGTATTTTATCTGCCCTCTGGTAGCATGTTGAATATAGAAAAAGTTTTTTAAAAAATACTTAGGACCTTCAACAGGATCTTGACATAGCATCAAATCCTGAATATCTTTTTCAGTCCATTTTTGTGTTGTATTCGCTTTTTTTATTAAAACGCCATCGAGATTCTTTGAGCCCATAATGTTATTTACTGAAAAAAATAGCCTCCAAAGAGGCTATTGGGATTATATCCTAAAGTATGATTATGGAGCAAGATATCCATGAGCATTTTCTAGATCATACCAAGCACAAGGTTGACCTTGGCACATTGCTATAAGTACGGGAAAAGCATCATCGTTAATTGAATCTACTGCCTTACCTTTTTTCTTAAGAAAGTTTACAAACATTTTTTGAGCTTTATCAAAATCTTCTTCGTCACGACCTGTAAAGTTTGGTTCATTTCCGTTAGTAAAACTATCAATATCTAATTCTTCGCCTTCCATTGTGCCTGTTTTGCTGTCTTCTTTACTCATGTCTGGAAACTGTCTCATAATAGTGCTACCATCTAAATTTCCAGCACTTGCTGGATAGATCGTCATAAATGGTGGATGTACAAATGTATTTTTTGCCTTAGTATTTGCAATAATTTCTTCCGCTCTTTCTTTGCTAATTGGTTTGGTTCTTCTTACTATAGCTCGGCCCGAACGGTTGAAGTCAACAATACAAGCTACATATTCTTCGCTGTCCATATTTTCAGTCATGAACTGTTTGTATTCATCAAACAAATTGGCTGTGATTTCTTCCATTGTAGCAGTTGGTTGATTGCGTACACGGCTACGAGTATCATGATTTTTAGCAGTATCGCCACCCATTGCTGGATTCTTATCTAAGTCGCCGTGATCAGTAAAGGCATTTGGACCTTCGACTTCTTCATCAGGGCTGTTGTCAAACATACGGTCTGCGATACCTTCGTCTGTTTCCTCTTCGCTATCTTCTGGATTTAATTTATCCAATACGCTACGCATGTCATCACCTGCGGAAGGCATAACACCCACACTTGGCTCAGCTGTCATGATTGCTGGCTCATGTTCCACGCCCATGTGTTCGTCGCCGACTTTCTCTACACCAGCAAGTTTCATGATAGCAGCCAACATACCACTCAATTCTTCACCACTGCCAGCAGTAATGTTGATAGTAGCAGGAGTTTTAGGAGCTTCTGGAGAACTCATCATTCCCATTGGGCCACATTCTTCAACGGCCTGTGATTCTTTAATTATATTTGGATTATTTGCGTCTAGTTCGGCCAAACGCTTTAGTACGTCGATCATTTGCATATTATTTCTTCCTTGGATCATAGTCCGTTTGTGCGATTGGACTGTGCGATGGCTGTTCTTCGTTACTCATGATAGGACTGACTTCACCTTCAGGAATAACTTCTCCACGAACTTTGCGTTGTAATTTTAAAAGGTCATTCAATTCTTTTACAAATCCACTATTGTATTTGCTACCATAGTAGTCGTCAAAATTTGGATTGCCGGCTTCTTTGTAATCAGGATCATGTAGCAAAGCAGTAGTGCGTTCTACTACGGGTTCTTGATATTGCTCGCTAGGTTCGCCTGGACGAACCACAGCCAACATTTTTGGATTAATCTGTAAACCAGAACTTAGATATTCTCTAAGTTCCTGTTGCGTTGTTGGATAATCCAATGTAACTTCAAAAATTGTAACTTCACAGTTACGTACTTGCGGGAAGTCTAGTGGAAGACTTTGGACGGGGGTAGTTTTTAATTTTTTAAAAGCATCTACTTGGAAACGTTCAAGCATTGATTTTAATTTTGATTCTTGATCCGCGCTAAATTCTCCAGCCACCTTAACACGAAATTCGTGTTTGCGTGTAGCAACAGATTCAGATAGATATTCTTTAAAAGTTTTCATAGTAATTTATTTATTCATATTTTTGATTTTTTCTAGGATGCTGTTGCGATCTGTAAGTATATAACCCTCACCTTCAACTGTTTCCCCACTCTCATTCCCGTGTTTCTTATCAATTGCCAGCTTTTTGAGCTGCAGATCTACCATCTTTAACTTCTTTTCTATTTTATTGGTTTTAGCTGTGATAGCGGCATTCATCATGTTAGCGGCTACTTCAAACATACGAGCTCCGTAACGTGCTTCAACATTCATGCCCAAGTCCATTAGGTCATCATAGGCCTGTTCTGCTTTTGCGGCCAAGGCATCTAATTCCGAATCGCTGATGTCGCCTAAGCCCTTTACTCGAGGCAAGGCGGCAGCAATTTTATCAAACTCTTCTAGTTTTTCTTCTAGATTAATAACCTGTGTGTTTGTTGGACCCGATGGCGGCTCAATAACAGGACCATTGTCTTCGGGTAAATCAAATATTTCTTCTAGTTTCTTTGTCATACTCTTACTTATTTCACTTTCTTAGTATTTTGATAGATATCGGTTTCATTCAATATTCTAAATTTGATTCCTTGACTTCGACACCATGCGCTGGCAGCTTCCCACTTGGCCATGTTCTTAACATACTGAGCTTGATTATAGGGATTTTTTCCAACTTTTTCAGCTAGTGTTTGATTTGAAGGTTTTATCTCAATAAGTTCAACATGTTTCTTTAATTTTTTATCCACATAGCTGATTAAAAAATCAGGAATATAAATTGTATTTTTTCCTGTCAGCGGATCCCTGTAGGGAATTTTAACACTTTCACTGGACCACTGCTGTATACTAGGATTATTATCACAAAATGTCATAAAGGTATATTCCCAGCCACTACGATATGTAGGAGCCTTATTACCCATATATTTTTCAGGGTTCTTTACCTGATATACACCTTGACTAAATTTCATGCTAAAATATTACGTGCTACTTCTGGATTGGTAACAAATGCCAAAGCATATCCAAGGAAACTGGATTTATATCTATTGTAGTTTAGGATTTCAGTGACCAGTGCGCTGATCTGTGCTGAATCATAGCCTGAAATAGTATCCAAAATAGTCATTGGATTGTAATTGTCTTTTTTGGCCTGTTTGATAATTATCACAGCTATTGATTGTGCGGCTTGTGGATCGAATCCTCTCTTGGTAAAGAATGCCGTCACAGCATTTAGTACTCCTGAATTTAATTCAACAGGCTTACTATAATAGCTGTCAAAAGACTGTACTGTACTGTTTGAACTGAGTACCGATTCAAAGGGTATATTATTATATGTGGTATTTGCCATTATTATTTTCGTGTGTTAACTGGTGAAGCTACAATATTTCCATTTACGCTGGAATTATTTGAACCTGAAAAGAATATTGCCGCGCCTGGATTAGTTTGACTAATTGCCGCAGCCGCTTGACTTCCAATACCACCTGGTTGATTTCCACCACTTGCTATGCTGTTCAATGCTCCATTGGCTATACTATAACCTTCTGATACTAAACTTGACTTGGTGATATTTGCCGCATTTTTAAGTAAGGTAACAGTTTGAAGTGCGGCCCCTAGATAATTTCCTTCTGCGATTGCGCCATTTTCACCAAATATTGCTTCAGTACCAGCGACAATACCACCAGGGCCAAACAATGAATTAGATCCTTTACCACCAATGCTTAATGGACTAGGGGTGGTATCATAATAATAATTTGTGAACGCACCAGAATCTGAACCCTTGGTAATTTTTCCAGATTGATAAAACACATTTTCGTAGGTCACTGTCATTCGATTATGTAAAATCTTGCCGCCCTGGTCTTGATCTAAATTGTCGTGTGCCCATTCTGTTATCAGTGGATTTACTAGTGTAAACTGTGTAAATTTGTGTTGGTGTAACACATAGATATCTATGCTACTAAAAAACGGATCTTTTTGGAAACTGCTCAACCCATAGAGATAATTTGAAGAACTAAATTTTGTATCACTATATGCTTGACTCATAGCTGGTTTAGCTGTAGATCCTTTATTCTTTTTACTGCCAGGAGCGCTCAACCCGCCAAATAGTTGTTTTACAACACTTGATTTTGCTGGAGAGCTAGCCACTGTAAAATCATTAGATCCGCCATAAGTACTATCTGTGTAATAATACTTGTAATAATTTCTCCAAAGCCCACTAGTAAGGTTACTGTTATCATCATGAAATTCAATATTAATAGGTTCGTAGTCTAACTTAGTTTGTATCTTGGTTTTTCTATTGTATTGATTTAACGTATCAGTGGAAATTTTAAATCTAGGGAGATCCACTTTTTTAGCCAATAGTCCAACATCTGTTTCGCCTGTCTTGGCCCAGGCGGCATCTCTTACAACATTTTGATTGTAGTTAAAAGATAAAAAATATAGAAATCCTAACTTTGGTGCTCTAGCATACGTGTTGGCAACATATAAATTGCTGGCATGTACACGGTCTTTCATAGTAGGCGATGGATTGCCTAAAAACCCGTCAGTTACATTTCCTAGAAAATTAGTGAACGCATTACTCATAAAATTATTTAGTCAATAAAAAAAGCCAGGATTTTTACTCCTGGCTTTGCCTGCTTTAGTTAAAATTAACCACCTATGGCTAGAGTACGTGCTGTACGTCCAATATTTACGCCTAGACCAGTTACGTTTCCTGCTCCATCAACTTGTGTAGCATTATCGTAACAAATTGTCATAGCAATATCTAATGGATCATTGTTTGTGTAATCCCCACCTTGGTATGTAACAGTTTTAATCCAGCATCCGTCCAATTGGAATGTTTCCAATACATTTGGAGTAAAGCTACCGTTACCACCATCTAATATTTCAATTAGTGTGGCAAACTTGTAGTCAATACCTGAAGCTGCACTGGCTTGTTCAAAGAAATCAAATTGTTTTTGCATTTGTTCAGCAACTTTTTTACTAACAGCATTAGTAACATCATCACGAACATTTAGTTTAATATCAGCAAAACTATGACGTCCTGCTAATTTTACTGTGCTGTTATAAACAGCCACTTTAATTTCTTCAAAACTAACTTCTGGACGAGTCACGTTCATGACTTGTTTGGTTAATTCTGTTGTAGGATTACCAGCCACGCCAAAGCCATTTAAAGTAACGCGAAAACGATACCTTAGTTTTGGCATCAACAAACCTTGGGAACTTGATCCCGCGTTGTTTGCTAACGGTACTGAAAAATTACTTAAACTTGAAACTGGCATGTTAAATGCTCCTTATTCTTAATTATTTGCTTCCAGAGCCAGGAAATCCTGCCCCAAGGTTACCAGCCGCAATCGCACCAGTGTTAAGGATACGTAGCGGTATGTAAATGAATTCAACTGCTTTAACTGGTTCAATAGCAATGTCTACATGCAATTCATTTCTATCAATAGTAGCAGGTGTGTTGTTACTTGTATCACATACTACAATGAAGTCATTCAAAGCACGTTGACCAACCAATTCTAATAGCAAACTTTCAACAGCATTTTTAACTTCACCACGTGTTTGATTGTCATTTGGCTCAAACAAATATGGTTTAGATAATATGCTTAACTGTCTACGTAGGTAACCTACTAAGCGAGCTACGTTGATACGATCTAATGCGCTAGAAACCTTTGAACGTGTGTATTGACCCATGTTAACAATGCCAGCACCTTTTAGTGTTGCGATTGGATTAACTTTAACACTGGCCATTATATCACGTAGGCTTTCATATAGGCTTACTGTTTGGAATTCGCCTGTAGTACTATCAATGTAGCCTACTGAAGTAGCATTGATAATTCCACCGCGATTTAAACCAGCTGGAGCAAACCACTCATAGCTTACGGCATCACTGTTAACGATTGTGCTTAACATCATGTGACTTGGCGGAACAACAATTTTGTTACCAGTATTGTCATTGGTCAACCCACTTGGATAGAAGAATGCCAAATAGTCATCATATGTTACCGCACCTTGATCACCGTTATCTGCGGCAAGTGCAGCGTTGCTACCCCAGTTATTCAATGAGTTAGAATCTGCCGGTAAACGGAATGGTGTATCACCAATGACAAATGCTGTGTTACCAACATCTGTATTATAGTTAACTAGGTTTTGTACTACTTCAGGATATCCTGGGCAGGCAATCAAGTTAAATGTCAATGTTTCAGTATCACGGATTGCTGTGTTTGTATCAATTGTTGCTTTTAGTGATTCAACAATAATACTGCGTTGTGCTAAACGACCAAATTGGCCTTGACCAAGCGCATTATTAGGGCTAACAGAAACCCAACGATCACCCACATCACCTTCAACTCCGGTGATATAGTTCATCATGTATTTCTTAACATTGTTACCACTCCAACGTAGGTTATACAAACGTGTACCCTTTGGATATAGTAATGGACTTACACAGTCGCTATCAACATAGTTGCTGTTTAATAGTGCTGAAATTGTAGCTGGTTGATAATTAGTATCAACTCCTGATGTCCAGCGAGCATCTGCGTAAACCCAACCATTTGGGGTATGATGGTCGGTGGTATCTTGTAATACCCAGCCACCAGTTACGCTGTTGTAAACATAAATTACTTGACCATAATTGTCAATGACTGCTGTACTGATCCAAATATCACCAGTTACCAATGCGTTACCATTGCTCTGTGTTGTTGGAGCTAGTGCTGACACAATTGGACCGTTTGGATCTGTACTTGGGAAAGCGTTTAAATAACCAACCCAAGCACTGCCGTTGTTGTATAGAATATCAACTGAACTGATACTGCTGTCAAACCATAGTGTACCATCTGCTGGAGCAGTACTTGGTGCTACAGCGGATGCTTCGTAAACCAATGGAGCCCAGTTACTGGCAATAAATGTATAAGGAGGATTTCCTGATACTGTGGTTAAATCAGCCATAGGAGCTGTGTACAAATTAGGAGTTCCAGTAGCTGTCATTGTTGCTGAATCGTAGCTGTAAGCACTAAATCCAACATCGGCCAACGGAGTACCTGCGTAGTCATACAATTCAAAATCACCACCCAATGCGTGGGTAATAGTTAATTTGTTTGTAAGTGTATTGTAACTAGCACTGACATTAGTCATACCAGATACGTTAATTGCTGTAGCAATGTTAGCCGCCAATGTGTTTACAAAATCTGACGGAACAGTGATAGTTGCTGTATTGGCCCACTGTGCTGAACCTTGTAATGTTTCTCTGATAACAAAAGTTTTGTTAGTTAATGTGCTCTTGAAGGTAGTTGCTGGACTAACAATAGAAGTTGGACCATTACTTGTGTATCTCTTAACTTTGAATTCAGCAACCGCTGTTGTAGCAGTTGTTATTCCATAATGATCAGGATCAGTTTCAACATAGGTTGTACCTACAGCGATGTTTGATCCGCCACCGGCAAAATCATAATTATATAGAGCTTGTAGGTTGCTGTTGTATAATGGGGCTGTTACACTAGTCCAACTAGATGTAGCACCATTGTAATATTTTACCACCCAATTTGCGCCCATACCAGGAGTAGTTGTTTTAATCCATACACTACCAGTATCTGCGCTTGATCCAGTTGATGTGGTAAAATCTGGGTAACTTGTGTGTGGTCCAATTACTAATTGTTTTCCACCATCAAAACCATATTCTACTTCTACCCAAGCATTGCTGTTTGCTGATGTCTTGTAATATAAAGCATCAGGAGTCATTGTTGCGCCGTTGTCTGATGTAACAATCATAGCATAGTCGCCTGGTTTGCCAAAACTATCAGCTGGAAGACCTGCTACTGTAGTAGTTGCGTCAAAATTATCATTGTCAATGATTAATGGAGTTATTACACTAAAACTCTGTGTTGAACTACTCCATTGGTTAATACCAAATGAGCTAGTTACTGGATTCACCCAGTAAGTGCCTGCTACTGGCGTACCTTCTGGAGCAGTAGTTGTAGGAACAAGTTGTCCTAGGTCAATATCAGCACGAACAACATAGGCTTTTGAACTAATACCTAATAAGCTGTATGCCGCTTGTAATCCATATTCGTTTAATTCGTCGCCGTTAATAGGATTGCTTGACGCATCTGTGTAAAAACGCGGTGTACCAAATGTATCGGTTAAGTTGCGTTGACTTGATAGCACATACACGTTACCAGCATTGGAACTTAAAGTACCCTGTGCTGTGCCTGTTGCGCTGGCGTTTTGTTTGTTCGCCGCGGTAGCAACGAAAATAACTGGAGTGCTGCCAGGGGCTGCCGGTGTGTAGAAACTCTCGTCTACTACCGTTACGCTTACGCCTGGGGAACCTAATACTGTAGCCATGTTTTAAATCTCCTTAATTGGATTACTTTGTTTTATTTAGCTGTATATTAGAAAAAAACCAGGGTAAATACCATGACAAAAGGGCACGAAAAGGGCGGGTATGAGAAATTTATGTAAGATATGTCGACAAAGACCAGTAGCAGTCAACTACTATAAAGAAGGAAGACCTTATTATAGGTCTAAGTGTGATCACTGTAGCCGAAGCCGTGAACAAGGAAACCCGTTATGGGCTCTAGCAGGCTATAAAAAGAAGAATGCCTGTGATAAATGTGGATTCAGTAGCAAACATATGGAACAGTTTGATGTGTTCCATATTGATGGAAATTTAATGAACAACAGCGTCTTGAATCTTAAGACGGTGTGTGCCAATTGTCAACGAGTCCTACATAAAGAGGGCGTTCGCTGGCGTCAAGGGGCTCTAACTCCGGACTTTTAATCAATGATCTAACCTGAGCATATAAATTGTCTATACTGCTGTCATTTTCTAAAACATGATCAAATTTGGTACCTACCCAAGCAGTCTCTGACGCATGTATGCCCAACTGTCTCATTCGATTTGAAGCAAGTGCCCAATTTATACAGTGATCTCCGGCATTCATGTCTGCGGCATCTCGATACCAGTCAGGCTCTGGGCCACGCTTTACCCGAATAACAATACCGCCCGCATCACGGATTGATTTAATTTCGTTAGGGAATCGACAATCACTGATAACAACATCGTCCTTACTGTTGCGTAGTTTGTTTTCCAGAGCAGAAATCCAAATATCATCATGAAAACCATTGCGACAAACTTCTGTGCCCCAATATTGTAATACCCAACGTGGGGTTAGGTGTGGCATGTCTAACCGTTCAGCCCACCAAGTGTCCACTTGTTCTCGCCATTCACGGGCAGAATTAGTTCGACCTTCTAACATAGTTCGATCCCAACCAAACACTTGTGCTACTGCGTCCTTTAAACTACCGGCAAAACTTTCTCTTCGAAAACCATGAAAATTTGTCAAATAGTCAGCAATAGTATCTTTACCTGACCCAATAAAACCACACACACCAATGATCATATAGTATCCCCCAGTTAATAATTTATTTTATTACAGAAATGTTAAACCAGTCAAGGATTTTTTTTCAGTAAATTTTCCAGGAAACAATAATCATCGTGATGATCGGTTTCAGTATCTACAATGAACTGTGTTGACGGATCTGTTAATTTGATCCAGTGTTCGTAATAATATCTGCCAGAATCGTTACCTGCTAGTGGATCTGGTAGTGTGCGTATATGACTTGCCTTGGACCACCAAAAATTACCGCTAACTGTATTATTTTCATCAGAGCGCAGATCCTTAATTCCCACAAGATCACAATTTTCTAACATTTTGATACAAGTGGGCCACTCAGTTACACAGTAGTGATTTAATATTTCTCGCCAGCAGGCCACTTGTGGAGTAGCACTGACCACACCCTTGGTATGTAGGTATAATACATCAAAATCATCTGTTTGAGATTTAAGCCATAGTAGATGGAGCGTCTGCCCTTCGAATATATTGACTTCACCGGTATCTCTAAAGTCAATAATTTCAACCCACGGATATCGAACACTGACGTATTCTCGTAGTTTTGAAATAAATGTCACCGCTGAAGATTTATTGCGGTTCAATCTAAATGGAATGCCAGTACCAGGAGAAATTTCTCCATAATGCTGTGGCATGGTCACCGCCATACTGACCTTACGGGCTATGGTGTGTAATTTGCTTTGCTGGATTAGCTGTAGTTGCTGATCAATCCACCAATTCCACATGGTGTATCTAGTATCAGCGGGAATAAAAACATGGTAAAATAGTTCAATAGGTTTCATTGAACTAGTATAGCATTAGCCGGTTACCCATGTCAACGGTGTTCCGCCTTCTTTGTAGTTAATTAGATCTTGCTCTAAAACTTCTAATTCAGCTTTGCCTTCATTTTTAAGAGCAGTGCCGTTTAGTTGAATACCGCCTTGTGGACTGGCAATAGTGGCAAATTTTTCACGAGCCTCGCCTAATATAATTTTAGAACTGGCCAGGGCAAAGTCCTTGATCCATTGTCCAGCAAAATTATCCGCTAAAATGTCAAAATCTGGACGATAGTTGTACATCCAAACCAGTACTTCTTCTTCAGACTGCGGACGTTGCATAATAGTCAATACTTTATTGGTCCTATTGTAGGTAAAATTGATATCACTACCAAACATTTTACCAACTTGTTTTTGGTAACTAGCAAATGCGTAATAAGTAGCCAAGCCGCCCATGTTGGTTGATGCCAATAGATAGGTGTTGGAATAGGCCAAGTTAAAGGGCTCGAACAAACTGCCGCCATCGCCACCACCGCTTCTACTACCAATACTACGTCTAAATAGCTGTCGAATTTCTGTTACTTCTTTGGGCATGGTGTAATCATTCTGATTAACCTGTAGCGTTAGGAATCCAAAACTTTCTTCTTGAGCATTACTGCTTCTCTGACGATATTTGGCAAGAGCTCGATCTATAGCAACATTATAGTGCTTGGGATCCAGTTCTACATCAACCATCCCATCACCTAGGAAAGTCTTAATGTAATCTATAACTTGTTGGCGGGCGTTTTCATTTTCGTTCATGATAATATTTAGCCGTGTGCTAGCCATAAATACATTACTATGCCAATACTAAATTCATTTTTGACCAACAAGTACACTCGCTGGTATTATGCAATTGTTGCCAACGCACAGAGCAGAATAACCAGCGATTACACAGAAAAACATCATATTGATAATTGCAAGGTTGTCAAAGGAGAATTAAAATTCCTCGTCTAAGTTTATACAAACCCGAAAAGGGCAATGATTTTAGATTCCTTGATAGAATTATCAATGAAGAATTCCAAGTTGGTGGGACTGATGTATTTGTTCACAAATATCTAGGACCTGTAAATCCAGCAGAGGGGACTGCTACCCCGGCAGTTCCAGATACTAGTGCTAATCCTATTCCTGAATTAAGTATCCAAGATGTGCTTTTAATGGAAAATAGAGATAGAAACTATGCTCCTGACATTTATGTTATCCGTGGAATCTATACCATGCAGGATTTGGATTTTAATCTAAGTCAGTTTGGTATGTTTTTAAGTAACGATAATATTTTTATCATGTTTCACCTACGCGGCACTGTAGATGCGCTGTCTAGAAAAATTATGCCTGGCGATGTCATTGAATTACCTCACTTAAAAGACGAGTATGGACTAGACGAATCGTTGGTGGCCTTAAAAAGATTTTATGTTGTTCAAGACGTTACTCGTCCAGCGGCTGGATATAGCCCTACATGGTACCCGCACTTACTACGTGCTAAATGTGTACCTCTAGTAGATAGTCAAGAATACAAACAAATCTTTGATCAAGATGCTGGTAATGGAGACGGCAGCACATTGCGAGACCTACTGAGTACATATCAACAAAGTGTTGATATTAATAATCAAATTATCGCCCAAGCAACACTGGATGCGCCACAAAGTGGATTTGACACTACCCCTTTGTACATCGTACCTCTTACAGATGCTGGGCTATTAGACGTTGCCGACGCATCAACAATGGATCAAGATGCTAGTATTGAACAACCTGCCTATGATGCCAGTATTGTGCTACATAGTCCCAGCAAGATTGAATATGTTTCTTATCCCAACGGAGGTGGTACTCAACCTCCTGATGGCGCACCATTTAGCGCTGGTATTGAATTTCCAGGCGGAGCAGTGGTAGGTCAATTCTTTTTAAGAACAGACTATTTGCCAAATGTACTTTATAGATTTGATGGTAAACATTGGATACAATGGCAAAAAGATGTTAGAATGACCATGAATAATTTCAGTAGCAGTGATGTTGCGCCAGGTACAGTGTTTGCTGGACAACAAGTTAGACTAACAGAAAAAACTGGATTCATTAATAATACTGCTACTATAACACTGAATGATGGATTAACATATCCACAACGTCAACCATTGAGTAAAGTATTAAAACCTAAAGCGGATCTCTAAAAATATGTATATCTATAAATTTAAAGGAGGCTACGGCTTAACGCCGTTGTAATATTATTCAATATTTTTATGATGGCCAACTGCGCCGATATATCACTCAATTTATTCGACTGATGAGTAATTTCAGTTATAAAGATGCCACAGGTAAAATTACACAGGTACCAGTACGTTACGGCGACCTAAGTAGACAAGTGGGTCAAATACTGAGAAAGAACAGTGAAAATACAGTGCCCAGCGCACCTTTGATTGCCTGCTACATCAAGGATATGAAGTATGATCGCACTAGACTACAGGATCCAACATTTGTCAGTACAGTCAATCTGCAACAACGTGCTATTGATGCCAATGGGAATTTGCTAAACACACAGGGTAATAATTACACTGTGGAAAGAATCATGCCCAGTCCCTATAAGGTAACTTTTGCCGCAGATATCTGGACCAGTAATACTGATCAAAAATTTCAAATAATTGAACAAATTGCCATGGTGTTCAATCCTAGTTTAAATTTACAAACTACCGATAACTATGTGGACTGGACCAGTCTTATCACGTTAACATTGACTGATCAAGGTAATTGGTCCAGCAGACAAATTCCTCAAGGACTGGAACAAGATATTGATATATCATCATTGGTTTTTGAAAGCCCTATATGGATTTCACCCCCAGCCAATGTCACACAACTAAACATTGTTACACAAATTATTTCCAATGTATTTGATGATACACAGGGATTGATATCTGGACTAGAAGCAGGTTATGGTGCTCAAATATTTGGCACCCCAGATGTCAGTGTGGTCGTTACACCAACTGATTACAACTTGCTGGTTTTAGATGGTGTTGCTACTTTGCAGGCCAACACATTTACTAATTTAGATATAAATGCCAATCAGCCGCCAATTTCTTGGAACGCAGTATTAGGCTTGTATCCAGGAAAATTTACAGCAGGGTTGAGTCAACTAAGATTAAAGAAACCCAACGGTTTAGAAATTGTGGCATTCATGACTCTAAGTCCAACAGATGAAACAAAGATGATATTAAATTTTGATGCAGCCACCATACCTGAAAATACTATTATTGATGGAAGAGGTTCAGTGGATGCTGTTATTAATCCAGATACATTTAACCCCAGTGTCAAAGTAGCAGGCACTAGATATCTAATTTTAGAGGATATACACTCTGTGCCTGTGATAGGTCCGTCAGCATGGTTAAACAGTGATGGGTCAGGATTTGTTGCTCATGCCAATGACATTATACAGTGGAATGGATCATCATGGAGTGTTATATTCAATTCTGCTGCCAGCACTACTGTAACATACATAACTAATGCTTATACGGGTATACAATACATGTGGAACGGCACCGAGTGGGGCAAGAGTTACGATGGTGTATACGATAAGGCATCATGGCGGTTAATCCTTTAAATCAAATTATTTGTAGTGGCGGACTATTCCTTGCTGAGGACACCAAAAGGTTTCTATTACTGTTAAGAAATCAAGGTAAAACATCTGGTACTTGGGGACTAGTTGGTGGCAAAAAAGAACCCACCGATGTCACTGCTGTTGATGCGCTACATAGAGAAATATTGGAAGAAGTGGGCAAACCCCCTAAAATAAAAAAAATAGTTCCGTTAGAATTATTTGTGTCCAGCGATGATAATTTTCAATACAATACCTATGTGTTGATTGTTGAAAAGGAGTTTATTCCTGTACTAAATGACGAACATACTAGCTATGCTTGGTGTAGTTACAGTGCGTGGCCCAAACCCTTGCATTCGGGGGTAAAAAACAGTCTCAACAATCGAGTGGTCAAGGCCAAATTAGAATTGCTCTTGGACTTAATTTAATTTATAATTAACTATGAAAAAAAGAATGTTAGTAATTGGAGTAGGCTCTGCTGGTATTTTGACACTGAGTCAAATGCTAGAAGGGTTGGGTGACGATTGGGAAATACATTCTGTACATGATCCAAAAATACCAATCTTAGGGGTTGGTGAAGCAACCAGTACTCTTGCGCCCAATGCTCTATTCAAAGGCACAGATTTTATTATTGCTAGGGACAGTCATCATTTAGATGCCACGGTAAAATTCAGTGTCAAATATTCAAATTGGCGTGAGCATAGTTTTCATAGTTGGTTAATCCCCCAGGCCTATGCGTTGCATTTTGATAATACACGTCTTAAAGATTTTGCCTTCATGAGGTTTAAAGAAAAGTATCCTACTAGATTTGTTATTCATGAAGGTACTGTGGATTATTTTAAAAACACTGAACGATCTGTTGAAGTTTCCATCAATAATCAAATAAGTCAATACGATTATGTTATTGACTGCGGTGGGTTCCCCAAAGACTATAAGGGGTATACCATGATTGATCTACCGCTGAATAGCGCACTGGTCACTGCTATACAGAAGCCTGGAGATTGGAACTACACACATCATTGGGCACACAAACATGGATGGATGTTTGGCATCCCACTTCAATCTAGACAAGGGTGGGGATATATGTACAACAGCGACATAACATCTAAGAATGATGCTATTGAAGACGTTTGTGATATTTTACAATTAGATCCTGAAGAAACTAATTTTAGAGAGTACGCATTCAATCCTTATTATGCCACTGATAATTTGATAGATGGTAGAATATTAAAAAATGGCAATAGATTTATGTTCTTTGAACCCATGGAAGCTATGTCAATGGAATATTACACTAGCCTAAACATGAGATATCTATTGATGATTAATGGCAAAGTATCCAAAAAAGCCTTGATAAAATACACTAGAGAAGATATGGAATCATTGATTATGTTTTATCGATTCATATATCACGGTGGGTCTACTTATGATACCAAATTTTGGCAAACAACCAAAGAAAAAACATCTTATTATTTAAAGAACACACCCCAATTTCAAACAGCCGTCGATTACTACAAAAATAATTATGAAGATTTAAAAAGACAAGGCGGTAATATGATCATTGCGCCATTTGATGTCTATGTATGGCGAATATTTGATCGAGAATTAGGATATAATTATTTTGACAAATAAAAAAGCCCCAATGAATGGGGCTTTTTAGTTTTCAGTCAATCACTGATTAGTTAACAACTTTGCTACCCAATGGACCTTGAGGAGCATCAGCATTTGGGGCCATGCCCATTGCGCCACCTTGTTGTTGAACTTGTGGTTGTGCCTGACGAGCTAGTTCGTCGATTACACGACGGCTTAGTTTGTGAGGCATTTCATCCAAACCTTGGATGATAATGTTAAATGTGTTGATGTCAACACTTAATTCGATCATTTGATCATTCATACCTTTTTCTCCTTATTTTGCAAAATAGGTAACAATACTTATACTTTAGGATTGGCCAGATTTAATATCTTGAGTTATCAAACTGGAGGAGGAGCAACTGTAGATGTACTTGCCCATGGCAATGTTGGTTCAGCAGTGGCATTAACTTTTTCATCTAAGGCTTTAAAAATTTGCTCTTGGATGTGTTCGGCATAACTGCCAACTACTATATCTTTAACCCAACTCAATACAGTATCTTCATCTAGATCACTGAATTGAATGAACGGATCTGGAGATCCAATGCTGGTAAATGGTGTTGCTCCGCGGAAACTGCCTTCATTTCCGTGTTGATCAGTAGCAGTTAGATTCCACTGAGCATGAATTACAGAATTGGTATTAGTACCTTCTGTTTTGGTTTTTAATGTGTGAACAGACCAACTGTACGTAACGGTGCTGGTTGACCCGTCAGTGAAAGTTAATACTGTTGATGATGGAATATCAGTTGCCATTATTTGTCTCCTAAAGATATGTTGGCTTATTATTGTTTATTTATGTAGATGTAGTTATGTTGGTAACTGTGTTTGTAGCACTGGTTGCCGCAGCCAAAGCTGCCGCTGCCGCCAAGGCAATTGCCGCTTGTTCTTGTGCTGTATCCGCAAAAAATATACCCCAAACAGCTTGAGTTACAGTGGATTCACTGGAAATATCACTGTTTGCTTTCAATCTATTTGATACTAGCTGTGTTGTTGTAACATTGGTATCAGAGTCCGTATAACTAACTAGACTATCTACAAAAAATACATCTTCTTTTTCAGCAACCAAGCCTATTGTAGGCTGTGTTGATGCAGCGTGGAATCTAATACCCACTACTTCTGAAGTTTTAGTAATCGCCATTTGTTAATTTCCTTTAAGCATATTTAACTCAGATCGCAGATCCTCAATTTCTTTCTTCAAATCTTTGATAGCTTCAATGAAAAGTCCAGCCAAGTTACCGTAGTTAACTCCATATCTATCAGTATTTTTAGAGTATGAAACTACTTCTGGAACTGTCGCCATTATTTCTTGAGCAATAACACCTAATTCTCTAGAATTTAGAGTACTAGTGTATCCTGATTCTTCGCCCTCTGGTCGATCAGTTCTGTTGTAGTATACCCCGCGAAGTTGTGTAACTTTTCCTAGAGCATTATCAATTGTGATAATATTTTCTTTACTACGAGCATCAGAATAAGCATACACGTTACTGGTGGCATATACTGTACCGTTGACAAATAACGCATAGCTACTGTTGTTACCACCATTAATACCCACAGTGGAATTACCGGGTTGTCCGTAGATTGCCCAGCCGCCGCCGGCATTATAGATACCCCATGTACCGCCATTACCCATGAATGTGGTATTACCATACTGGATATTATAGCCTTGCCAGCCGTTTACTCCACCGCCGTATGTGGATACATTACCATAACTTCCATAGCCGTTGACTGATACTAGCCCATAACCATAACTTTGGAAGTACAGTCCAGTCTGTCCCTGTGGTCTAAACCAGTTGTCTGCCAAAACATAACTTAACTGGCTAGTGCTATTTGGGTCAATATAATAACCACTGTTATTATTATCGTAACCAATGGTAAAATAGATGCTGCCATAGCTGTTATAGCCCGTATAGTTGCCACTGTTTAAGTAGTAGACCCAACCACTCCAGTTACCGTTACTAACGTTACGCTGTGCCAGTCTATTGGCGTTATCTTCCCAACCCCATGCTACCTGTGTGCCCCAATAGCCGCCGCCGTTGGTATGACGATAGTTGGTATTGAACCACCATGTATTGCCTGGGTTGGCTGTGCCGCCTGGAATATCTCCCACATAGCTATAGCGTTCAGCAGTAGTGTTGTAGAAATCACTGTAGTAGTTGTAAGCACCGCCATAGGATCCCGCAAGCTGTGCTCCGCTGGAAGTTGGCCCACCCAAGGCGTTGGCATTAATATAATTTAATCTGCTATTACCGTTAGGGTCGCAGAAGTAACCACTATCATTGGTGTCATACATGATAGTGGCATATATCTGATTGGCACTATACATATAGTTGTTGGCCTGTATGTAAGAGAACACACTAGTACCACGTGGCTGCATATAGTAGCCAGTATTATTAATATCGTAGTAGATGTTGGCACGAATTTGGTTGTCAATGGCAAAGTTAGTACCGCTGGCATACATCCAGCTGTTACCATAGTTAGGACCATCTAGATCCAATACTGTGGCATTACCACGTAGTCGCAGACCATAGTAGCTGGCCACTTGTACCATACCAGCGCCAATCCAACCACCCACGTTGCTTTGACCTATACCGTACCATGGTGCGCCACTGACTCTGTCACCTTGACTACTGGCAAAGCGAACACCACCACCGGAAAATATTGAATACATGTAGCTGTCACCGGCTGGTTGTACGTAATAGCTTGTGTTGTTGTAGTCATAGTGGGCACCGTACATGAATAAACTACTTTGTATACGCACGTTGTCATCACCACCTCCAATCCACATCATTCTTGTACCAGTGGCTATGTTCCAGAAACTGGTGCCAGAGTCATAAGCATGGTGACTGTAGTGTCTTATACCAGTATAAAACTGGATGTATAAGGGCTGTGTCCAACCACCCGTGGGTTTGAAGATCGCGTAGTTGGTGTCGTTGCCGTTATAGCCCAAGCCCACCAAGTTGTAGGTACTGATGGAGCCTTCGTCTGAGTAACCTAGATATATACCCATAGCACCACTGCGTGTAGATAGATAACTTAATACAGATTGTCCGCTGGCCTTTAGGTAATATCCAGTGTTGGCATAGTCGTAATAGTAACCACTTACGTAGTGACTTCCGTTGGTATATGAACTGCCCCCGTTCTGCATACTGTTGGCAATACTGAGATAACCGTTGGAGCTGGCGTTCATGCCTATGGGGTTCCAGCTGTTGGCGTTGTCACCGGCAAACAAACTTCCGTCTACTTGGACAGACAGTTGCCCAGGACCCGAACTGAATGTGAACAATTGACTTCCACTTCCGCCATTGTAGCCAATACCAGTTACAGAGTTATTCCCACCTACGTTTCCACCCCATTGGTTACCAAAGTAGAAGTTACCACCGCCACCGTTGCTACTGGCTGGGATAAAGTTACCCTGCATATATAACGTACTGAAGTTTGAAGTACCAGCTGGAGAACAATAATATCCACTATTGTTATAATCATAGAATACACCGTGGAATACGTTGTTGTTGAAGTAGAATGGAGCACTGTTAGAGTAAATGTGTGCGTAGCTACCGTTAGCAGGACCAAATTCAATCCAACCGTAGGGAGTATTATGTCTCCATCCCCAATCACCGCTGGCAAAATAGTAACCACTGTTACCGTAGTCGATACTGCTTAAACGGCTACGGCTATTAGGATCTACAAAATAAGTACTATCGTTGGCATCGTAGAAAATAGGACTTGTTGTACTAGTACCAGCATATAATCTACCGTTGAAGTAGGCCTCACCGTTGTTGGTAATACTGGCCACGTTGGCATTTGTACTTGCGTTGTAGAATACCCAAGCACGACCACTAGTATCCATACTAAAGTATGTACCATAGCCATCTGACTGATAACCGTGTGTACCGTTTAAGTATGGACCGTATTTGAAAGCCATGTAACTGGTACTTGCGCCAGCACTGGTCCAGAAACTAATACCACCATAATATCGAGTACTGTTATTACCGTTAGGGTTAGTTACAATATCAGCATAGTTGTAATGAGTAACAGTGTACAATACGTTAAGGTTACTAGTACCCCTGGGAACAACATAATAACCAGTGTTATTGTTATCGTAAATTGTACCGTTAGCGTAAATTGTACCCATTAAGTATATAGGACCATTACGATAGTAGTTTAAGTATGTACCATAACTACTACTTAAACTTTCTAAGTGTAGGTTACCACTAGTAGCCGCAATTTGCGCATAACTACCGTCAATACCGTTTCCACCAATCAATAAGTATTGTCCCCACGAACTGTTTGGACCAAACTGCCAACGGCCGTTGCTGTTTACACTACCAGAGTTGATAGTTAACGCATTAAAGACAGACGTACCACTTGGGATTGCATAGTAACCAGTGTTGTTCCAGTCATAGAATATTGGACTTCTAAAACTGTTGTTGTACATGGCGCCAGCAAAACCTGTGTTTTGACCAGTCATGTAAAAATACATGCTACCGTAGTTTGTGGCCAATGTTGGGGTATTGCCTGTCAGCGGGCTCATCCAAATCCAGTTACTTGCGTTGTTGTCCTGAATCTGTAGCGCACTGGTCCAAGCACCTGGATATGATCCCAAATTCAACAGAGAAGTATTACTACGTTTAATGGTCAATGTTTGACCCATTGAGTTACTACTACCTGTCGAGCTACTGCCGTTAGGTGTGTTAATAACCATGGAAGTTTGACGGTTTACACGTAGGACTTTCCATCCGCTGATATAAGTTGTTCCGCCACCAGTATAATTGAACAATGCCTGTGGTGTCCAATATTTTGCGCCAGTTTTAAATGTACCGTAAGTACTACTGCTGAATCCAGTGATATATCCGTAGTATTTTGTCCAGCTAGAGCCGGGGTTATTACCAACCATAACCCAATAACCGTAACTACCTGGGTTACCGCCTAGGTTACCAAAACTTTCGTTGTAATCAATAGAACCCATATAGTGGCCGTTACTGCCGCTAACGTTTCTGATCCAAACTTCCATGTAGAACATATCGTCCACACTGTCAATTGGAATCATTGGGAAGCCAGAACCGTAGGTATTTGAACCCACGTTGACTCCACCCACAATACTGATAGCATATCCGCCTGGTGCTGTGCTGTCTGCTACCCAGCTGACATTGCTGTTACCAAAATACGTTTGAAGTTCAGTGTTGTCCCAAGTTGGATCAAGACTCCATACTAGATCACCATCACTGTGATAGCTTACTGGGTATGCTTCGCCGGTGTTGTATCTGTTGTGTCTCTTTAAGAACTCGTATGTGTATAACGTACTGAGGTTGCTGGTACCACTGGGTTTTAGATAATAAGCAGAGTTAGAGTTATCATATAGCGTGCCAGTCAAGTAGGCATTGTTCGTACTTAATATCAATGGTTGATAACTGCCGTTGCCCGTGATAAATGTAGTATAGTTACCAGTTGACTGCATAACCATGCCGGCGTTACTTGCTCCATAACCACCGTTTGCGTTACTCCATGCTACATAACCTCTAGTGGTACCCTGTGTAGCAAACACGATTTCTGGATATGTATTGGCATCAATGATAATACCGTCTTCAGTATTGCCTGTATATATGTGTAATTTGTGTGTAGGGGCGGTGTTATTAATACCAACGTTGCCAATACGTCCGCTACGACCACTCCATGTCATTACATCGTTAGTCCATGAAGGACCCGCATATAATACGTCTACACTAGTGGCTAAGCCGTCACCGTAGTCCACACTAGAAAATCTGCTGCCGTAAGCCCAACCAGTGCCGTCCGTGTTTGATGCGCCTGCTTGAATGATAGTACTACTACCACGTATCCAACTGGCGCCGCTTGTACCAGGGGTTATGCCAGGTACGTTTTTGTAACTGGTTGGTACAGCCAATCCGCTGCCGTTAACCTGTAGCACTGTGGATGCTTGTAAGTATCCAGCAAAATAACCAATATTTAGGTTACTGGTGCTACTGGGTTTGACATAGTATGCGGCATTTTGATAATCATACATTGTACCGTAGACATAGCTATTACCTGTTGATACATATAAACCGCCGGTGGGAATAGTTACGTTTGGTGTCGTGCTAATTTGTAGAGCATCTGTACTATTAGCACGAATAGCAAACGCACCGCCGTTGGTTCCGCTAGGATAAACCAAATGTGTAAATTGCCCAGAAGTTTGGCCACTTCCACTGGTGTCTGCTGCCATGGCAATACTAACATAACTGTTAGCACTACTACGAACTAGTCGCATGTTTTCATTATAATTTGAACCAGAAGTTGGACCAAACTGTACAGTGCCACCAAAGTTAGCGGCATTTAACACAGAAGTTCCACTAGGCACTACATAATAACCATTGTTATTACTATCGTAAAATCTTGGGCCATAAAAGTTTTGCGGGAATGTTACGTTACCGCTGTTATTAGCAGTTAAAAATGTAGCGTTTACAGCAACTAATTTAATAGATGACCCTACTGCTAAATCATTGTTAAAATAAAAGTTACTGCTATTGGCATTTAAAACCATGTTGCCTGAACTATCAACACGCTGAGTTCCTAGTAAAGAACCATTGTAAGTCCAAACAATGTGTGACTGACTGCCTGTAGGGTTATCTAATCTTAGTTGTGCATTACCTACGTTGGCATAGGTAGAAATAACAGTGCTGTTATTAAAACTAATATCTAACTGACCAGTAATTGTGCCGCCAGAAGTACCAATAGCATAGCTACCAACATTACCGCTGGTTAACACAGCATAAGCAGTGCCACCTTTGACCCAAACAGGACTGTTAGGATAACCACTAGTTCCACCGTTGTATAAGTAAACGCCGCTGGGGGTGCCACCAATATAAATGCCGTATGTGGGATTGTAACCTAATGTATCTGTGCTGGCCGCAGTGCTTAAAATTGTTCCAGTGGCTGCGTTAAGATTTAGATAATAAGCAGAGTTGCTGGATGAATAAAATGTAGGAGCACGGAAACTGGTGTTAGCATAAACGTTACCACTAAGATCAGTGTAAAAATATATACTGGATCTTGTGGCATTAATACCACCACTTGTTCCACCAAACCATAAGTTATTGCTGGTATCGATACCTATACCCATACCAACGCTTGATTGTCTTGTTAAACCATAATATGAATAGTTAGCGCCGGTACCACGAGTAACTGCAATTAAACCATAAGGATCATGTGTGCTAGTTTCAGTGCCTAAAGCACTAATTGCCTGTACGTGGCTAGTACCTGCTGATGTAATGTAATAAGCTCCACTACCCAGGGTATCATAATATACCGGCGCATACATGGCTGTGCTAGCACCAGCAGTACCTGTCACAGTAAGTGTGTAAGACCCCGATGTAGCTGTGCTACCAATTGCTACTTTTTGCGTAGCAGTATCAGTAATAGCCATCGCAGGGTTACCTGTGGTATTACCTAAAAATCCCAGTATACCAGTAGTACCATTATTGAATACCTGTAGTGTTATCGAAGCACTATTACTGGCATCTGCTCCCACAAAGTTAATTGTGGATGGCGTTGTGGCAGATGCGCCTTTATTGGGGGTTATTACAATGTCTTTATCGGTCAGTGCCATTTGTTAATTCCATATTGTCTTATATTTACCATAAAGTTAAACTTGTGGTTTTTGGATTTCAACTACCAGTTTTTCAACATCACAGCGTTCGCCAAACACTGTGTAGAAGCAGTCTACAGTTTTACCAAACAAGTTATCATTACCTATGATAATCACATTGTCTTTAATTTCTTCAACATATAATTTTTGATGTTTGCCTACTGGGGTCAAGTTTACAGTAATTGAGTCAGGATCGACTAATTTAGTCCAGTATTCTGGAAGTTCAATCCTATTGCCCTTTAGTCTGCCGCGTACATAAACACCGTTTTCTGGTCCTTCTAAACTACCATAACGTAGGTCGTATCCTGGACGTGTTGGATGTTCAATTACGAAAGATTTGGTTGAAGCCGCAAAACTGCCAACAACCTGTAGTGTGTAACTTCCAGGAGTGGCTGTACCAATTAATACGCCACCGCCATAGGGCTGTAGTTGTATACTACCCGCATTGCCACCAGACTGTACAGATTGTAGTTGATAGTTACCAGCTGACAATCTTCTCACATACATTTCATCACTGCTACTTGCGCCAACAGCAATGGAAGGACTGCTACCTGCGCCTGCGTCATAGACTGTTAGAGCCGCTGTACCGCCAGTTGTATATGGGCTAGTAGTTCCTAAGGTTAATTGACCAGCACTAGTTAATCGTAAAACTTCAGTATTGCCATTGGTCCAATGATGAGCCGTAGCATAATATGTTAAATCAAAATACGCTGATGTGGATCTATTATAGGCCTGTACGAATCCGCCGCTGTTAATACCACTAGTTGGGCTGATTTCTATACCAGCGGCACCAGCATTAGATACAACCAATTGATAACTTGGGTTAGTTATACCCAGACCCAAATACCCGCTGCCATTAAGGAACATAAAGGTAGATGCGCCATTACCCCATGCCTGCGTGCCTGCGTTAGGATATCGTTCGTGCCAAGTTAAACTTGTAGCAGGAGTAGTGAACGAAGCATCAACCCAAACTCCGTGGGTAATTTTTTCTGTTGTCCAATCTGTACCAGCACTAGCTCTAGTACGCCATTCTTGAAAGTACACATTGTTGCTAGTACCGCCACTTGCTTGCGTTGACAATACTGGAGTATAGTTGCCAGCAGTGCCACCCAATGCCTGAGTGGCATATACGTTTAATGGCGAAACAAGATTACTAGTACCAATACCTATATAACCAGTACTTGGGTTGATAACATGGGTACTAGTAGTATATACTGACTGTGCTGATGGACTTGCGTTATTAGCACTAACAAACGTCAAGTAGTTAGTTGCGTTAGCGGCATTGGCCTGAGTTTGAACTTGACTGACACCGCCACTAAATGCGCCAACGAATGTTGTAGCAGTAACAATACTACTGAAATAACCACCACCTTGAACACTGAGTTTAGCGCCTTGTTGTGGTGCTGTCCAGTTGGCACTAATTTGTAGATTACCGCTGGTATCTAAATTCATCACAGTACCACCAGATATCTGTGTCTGCATACCCAAACCAGTAGTAACGTCAACGTAGGCAATACCTCCGCTGACACCCATACTCATACGGTTGCCAGCGCTGCCGTTCTGTCTCATGTATACGGGACCGTAGACGTCTAGTACATTATTGCCGCCGTAACTGTCAGTGTCCGCAGGCGCACTTGTACCAATACCAAACTTGTTACCAGTAGGAATATAAACTAATCCAGTTGGTCCGTTAGCTTCTAGTGTTGCCGAACCAGTTGATGTATTGGCAAATACCATATATTGCGGTGTAGCGCCACTGGAAGTTTGTGTCAAGTTAACAGTTGACACGCTGATTGTGTTCCAAGAAGGAGATGCATTGCCGTTACTCATTAGGTACTGACCAGCAGTTCCATAACCAGTTGTTGAAGTGAATGCAATACCACCAGTTGGCGTGATATATAATCTTGGTGTTAGCGCACCACCTGATGTGCCATTACCAATTTCTAAAACACCAGTGACGTCCCAAATACCCCAATTATAGGTTCCGTCAACTAATAGATATCCACCGCCGTATGCGCCGTTAGCAACATGACCAAAACCTGCTGTACTAGCACCTGGGTTTGTAGCACCAGTTGTAGAATAGAAATTTGTAGAAGTTGTGGTTCCGTTAACATAAGCACCGCCATTTACACTGAGCAGTGCCCCTTGTTGTTGAGCATAACTGGTGGATGTTGGAGACATTGTGATGCCTCCAACAGCATTGATATTAAATGCAGCACCACTATATTGAACGAATCCACCACTGCCGTTGTCTTTTATGTATTGACCGTTGGCAAAGTTTATTGGTGTAGGCTGTGTAAGACTCACAGTGCCGCCCACACTCAATGTTCCTGTTACTGTTAGTGTGGTCCCGTTCCATGTTAAATTATTACTTCCGCTCAATAGGCCGCCTGTGCCAGCATAAGTAACTTGGTTGGCCGACAACCCTGTATCAGTAATGTTTGCAGCTTTTAATCCAGATGCCGCACTGCCACCAACTACCCAGTTGGCACTACCATCGTATAAGAATGATGCGTAAGGTGTACTTGTTGTACCAACTTGTATTCCGCTGTTAGCCGCAGTGGCCGCACTAGCACTACTTGTGCTAAATGTTAAGGTAGCATCGCCTGTAGCTAAGTTTGTTTTATTAATGTAAGTTTGTTGTCCGTCAATATACAAATCACCAGCAATATAAATGCTATTTGTGGCGGCATTATATGAAAGGTTTGTTGTAGCATAAGCGGTTTGATTGCTACCAATTGTGCCAACCATCACAGGATATAAGGTGCCAGAAGCTGTGCTTGTAGCATTGATAATGTTGCTTGGTCCAGCACTACCTGAATAGCCAATGCTACCAGTATAACCTTGTGGTCCTTGTGGACCAATTGATCCGGTATAGCCTACACTACCTGAATAACCAACAGATCCGGCATACCCAATGCTACCTGTGTAACCCACACTACCCCAATAACC